TGCCGCGCCATTGCCCTCGGCTGCGGTGTCGAAGCTGTCGGCATCGAGGTCGGTGTTGCCGCGCTCCAGTGCTACGCGCCAGCGCACATTGCCGGTGGTGGCGGTGGTGGCCATCCATGTGATTCGCACGCTCAAGCCGCTGGCAAGGTCAGCCGCCTCTGGGACGATTGACGGGAAGATCGCGCTCTCGATTGTGGCATCGTCAAAATCGAGGACGGCAACCGAGTTGCGAGTGTCGAGAGTGGCAAACAGAGTCGCTGGTGGCGAGCTGTGGCGCGGCGTGAATACGGCGAGGGTCTTTGTGCCAGAGGCACCGGAGAGGATGGGTGTGGCGATCATGGTTTAGCTGTAGGTGAGAGATTGTTTGTTCGACCACGCGCCGGTGGCGCTGGCTTCGGTGGTGACTTCGCCTGCGGCGTCGGTGGTGGTGCGGGAGATGTCCCAGAGGGCCGAGTCGTAGATGGACCCGCTGTTTGGGAAGTCGGCGTAGGCGAGTTTGCCGTAAAAAAGGTTGGCTCCGATGATGTCGAAGACTTCGACTTTATCTGGCACCGGACGAGTGCCGATGCGGAAGACATTGCCGCTTGCGTCTTTGCTGTACAGGCAATGGTCGGCGAGATTTTGCACTAGTTCTCCGACTGCGAGATCGCCAGCGAGTGGGATCTTGCCAAGGACGGAGGATTTTTTGGGTATGATTTGGGTGGCCATGTGGCTTATTTATTTCGCGGTGGAGACCCCCGCGTGGCGAGGCGCTATGGAGCGCCCCGCCGGGGTTGGTTGGTTTAGGGACTAGTAAGTTCCCCCATCTATGCTGGCCTCAAGGCTGTCCAGGCGAGCGTCGAGCGCGTCGTCTGCACTGGCGCGGGCGGTTGCCTCTGCCGTGATGTTCGTCTGCAAGCTGGTGTCGGCAGAAGCGCGGGTGGTGGCTTCGGCGGTGATGTTCGATTGCAGAGTCGTGTCAGCGCTGGCGCGTGTGCTTGCTTCGGCGGTGATGTTCGACTGAAGGGTCGTGTCGGCGGCTGCGCGTGCGGACTCTTCGGTGTTGATGTCGGCCTCTGCTGCTGTGACGCGGGTGGCGAGTGCTGTCGCGGCGGACTCCACGGTGTCGATGCGGCCACCGAGGGCGGTGTCGGCACTGGTGCGGTTCGTGACTTCGGCTGCGAGCGCGGCGTTGTTGCTGGAAACATAACCGGCGAAGGCTGAGTCGTTGGTCGTGTCGACCGAATTGATCAATGTGACGATCTCGGCGAAGCTATCTTTGTCAGCCTGGGAAGCGGAGAGGATCGCGTCGATACGGCCTTTTTCAGTCGTGATCTTGCCGTCGAGGGTCGTGTCTGCGCTGGAGCGAGCGGAGGCTTCTGAGCTGATCGCGGCTGCGCGGTCCGAAATCTCAGTTGCGAGGTTCGCGGCGATGACGCCTTCTGCGGCCTGAGCGCGGCTGATCTCGGAATTGAGGCTGCTGGTGAGTGTCGAGTCGCCTGAGCTGCGAAGCGAGGCTTCAGCGGCTACGGCGTCAGAAACGAAGGTCTTCTTTGCGAAGATGTGCTCGCCGCCGATTGGCAAAACGCCTTCGGCTGTTCCGACGAAAAGTGATTTGTTTGCTGTGTCGAAGGCGACTTCCCCGACTTGAAGCGAGACCGGACTGCCGGAGCCGCGTTTGATTTTGATGATAGGATTAGGCATGGCTAATTAGGTGGTGTTGGTGGTTGGTTGGGTGTTCGTGGTAGGGAGATTGTCAAAAACTGCCGCAATCGATGATCGGGATCATGAGGGCGTAGGCGGATGCGGTGGGCGACCACCGGTAGGGCATGCCTTCGTCGAGGGCCATGTAAAGGCGGTCGGATTTGCCGGTGCTCGGGAAGGCGGAGCGGGTGGGGTATTCGACGACGATGCCTGGCAGGGTTAGGTCGAACGCGGAGAGGTCGAGCTGCTGCGTGATGTTGGATTCGGTGATCTTTGTCATGCGTAGACGAGAGTCTCCCGGTTAGACCACGATCCGGTGGCGGAGGCGGTGGCGAGGATTTGGCCGGCGGCGTTGAGGGTGCTGCGCTTGACGGTCCAGCTTGTGGCGGTCTCTGGGAGTGCTGGCGCGGCGGGGCGGTCGGCGTTGAGCAAGCGCCCGCTGTAGGTCGTGAGGCCGTTGGTGGATTGGTCGAAGGCGTAGAGGTAGAGGGTCGGGTCGATCGGGGGCTGGACGGTGCGGAGGCCGAGGGCGGTGCAACTGATCTGCATTCCGCTGGCGGGCGCGGAGTCGAAGGTGATCGTGCCGGTGGCTTCCGAAACGAGGTAGTCGGTGGTGGGGGTCTGTGTGACGCCGTTCAAAGCCACGAGGACATGCTCGGGATCGCTGCTGACTAGGCCGTCAATCGGGAATGTGACGCTGGTGCCGTCGCCGATGCGGACGGTTGTGTTGATCTGAAGGCCGGGGGCCGAGGCGATGATGTAGGACGAAAGGCCGGTGATCTCTTCGGCGGCGTGGGTGTGGACCGTGTCGGCTTTTGAAAGATCGACCCAGAGCTTGAATGCGGGCGAGGCCGATGGATCGAAGGCGGCCCAGTAGCTTCCTGGCGGTGGATATCCGGGATTTGGCTCTCCGATGCGGATGTAGAGTTCGCCGTTGTAGCTGACGACTTGGCCGGGGGAGTAGTCGGCTCCGTTGTTGTAGGCTCCTTGGTAGTCTACTGGCTCGGGTTGGAGGGCGGTGTCGGCGAGAGCGCCCTGCGCGGCGGTGGCTTTGCCGTCCACTTGGGTCTGGAGGCTGCCGATGCTGGCGGCGGCTTCGGCGATGGAGTCGAGCGATGCCGGATCGAGGTTCGCGGCGAGGTAGTCGATCCTTTGGCCGAGGGCGGTATCTGAGGCAGTGAGGGCGGCGAGGTCGGCATTTAGGCCGGTGATCTCGCTTTTGAGGTGCGTGTGCGCGGAGGGCGCAAATGTGGCTGGCTTGCCGGTAAGGCTTGACCAATCGACGGGCGGGGAGACGGCAACGACGGCGCTGGCGAAGTCGGTGATGTCGGCAGAGGTGTGCGTGTGGGCGGATGGGGCGAATGTGGCGGGCTTGCCGGTGACGCTGGCCCACGTGGGAGGAGGGGCAAGAAGTGCGATGGCCTGCGCGGTGCGGAGCGGGGTCATCCACTTGTCATTGTCCGTTCCGGCTTCGGCTTGAGCTTGGGTGGCCTTGCCGTCGGGCATGGCGATGGGTGTAGCCTCGGTGCCAAGGATGACGCTGTTTTGCACTTCCACGGGGAGCGTGGCGGTGCGGGTGGCTTCGCCGGTGGCGGTCCAGCGGACCTCGAGAAGGGCGGTGACTACGGCGGGGGAGGCGGCGAATGCGGCCTCGAGGGGGATCGTGTTGAGGTCGAGCACGCCGCTGGCGGCGAGGGCGAGGAAATTGGCGTCGGCGTAGCTGGCTTTTAGCGCGGTGGAAAATGTGGTGCCGGAGGGCGTGGCGACGGCGGCCCCGCGAAGCACAAACTGGATCTCGATGGGGAGAAGGTCGCGGCGTTTAAGCGTCAGCGAGGCGAGGGCGGCGGAGGATGCCGCACTTTTTACGAACCGCCGAGATGTGAGATCGATGAATAACTTCATGCCGCTACGAGGCGGCGTGATGTCAAATGCGCGGTGGGCGCGGAACTAGGTCAGGAGCGGAGCGGAGGGGAGAGACTCACGCGGAGGCGCGGGGGTCGCGGAGGGGGGAGAAGTTTTAAGAATTAAGAATTAAGTTTTAAGTCGGGAGCCACTGCATCCCACTTGCCTATTGGGCAACGCTCGGTTGCCATGCGTAGCTTCGCCCAAGTGCTGCATCCGCACTTGCGGCAGCGGCCGGTGGCGTTGAGTGCGGCGGCGTCCCATTCGGGACAGGCGCGGCACGTTGCTTGACGGCTGGCGAGTGCTTCGGGTGGCGTGGTGGCGAAGCCTGCGCGAGCGAAGCGGTGCGCGGCGTGGCCGAATCGGGCAAGCATTTCAACTCTTTTTTGCTTGGAATCTAATAATTGTTTTATGGCGTAAATGGAGTCCATACATCCCCCCCCTCAAACAGACCTTGATATACTTGCTTCGCGGTTAATCCACCAGCACTCGGATCTTGAAAGCTACAAGGCCGTAACTGATATCTCCAGTTAGTCGCATAAGTCTGATTGAAACAATCATTTGGATCTACGTTAATTACATTTTCAGCGATTACTGCTACGTCTAAAGCGAAAAAGGATGGATTATTCGGGTCTTTTGCAATCGCGAGAGAGTATATGCAATCAAATTGTATCCAAGTCCCGCCCCATTCTGTTTCGGGGAAACCGTCGATCAAACATGGAATTTGTTCAATAGGTGTTAAAAATTTTGTTATTGAAACAGTATAATTTATATAATCGGCGTCTTGACTACAAGGCCCAAGGAAATTCTGAGGAGTGTCAATATCGCAAAATTTCTTGTAATTTAAAAGTGGATATCCTGTTTCTTCTATTGGCACCGTGAATTGCCCCGACCAGCTCGGTGTCGAGATATCGAAATTGTATGCCAAGGAGATAGTTGTTGTCTTTGCAGTCTCAATAGTAAGATCACACCCACAACACGCGCAATTAACAGCGCGAAGGCCGCCGTCGGTTTTAATTTTGATGGCTCCGGATGATGTGAGGCCGAGGGTCATGGAAGAAAAGGGTGAAGGGTGAAACTTGAAACTTGAAAGGGCGCGCTGGTTTCCGGTCTCAGGTTTCCGGTCTCAGGTTTCATCTTCAGCATTCCTCTGTTGCGATCCATTGCAGGGTGCCGTTTACCGCGCCGAGGACGTATGTGCCGGTGGTGGGCGCGGCGGGGAGCTTGAGCTTGCGCTGGGGGTGGCCTCCTTGGCCGGTGGTCTGCTCGACGAAAGAGGCATCGATCTCCAGGGTCGCCCACACGAAATTCTTGTCGAGGTCATCGGCGCGGAGTTGGTAGGGGTAGCCGCCACTTGAGGGGTTGGCTGCCGTTTTTTTTGCGGCGTCGAATGAGACTGGTGGGTCGGAGGTCATTGTTGGGTAAAGGTGACTTCGTAGGCAGTCGTGACCGTGACTTCGTCGACTTCGCCAAAAGCGGTGACATCGTATCGCTCTGTGACCGTCGAAATCACTGAGGTGTAGCCCCCTAAAGATGTGACGCCGTGAGATCCATCGATGGGGTTGACTGCTGTGCCATAGGCCACGGCGCGGGTGATGGTGTGGGTATTTGCGAGAATCTGAATGTTGGACTCGCTGTATTTTCCTAGGAAAGTGGGGGCTCCTCCGCCCTCTGGAACTTCTAGGACCTTGGTGAGCTTTTTGGCGCTTTGCATACGCTTTCTGGTCCGGCGGAAATCGGAGCCGGTGAATCCGTAGGCGGTGACTACCATCTCGACGAAGCCCGAATCTTGGCTTTTGAAGTCGGGAGCTGGGAAAATCTTTAGCGGAGTGGAGGATGTCGAGGAGGTTGCCAAGGTCTGGCCTTGCGCGAACCTCGAGCGTGCGGCTGCTTCGTTGCTCGGACGCATTTTGTAGACCTCGGAGACCATCACGAGGCCGCTTGGGAATGTTTTTACGACGCGGCCTGGCTGCAAGACGGGATTTTTGTCGCCGTAAAATATCGGGCCTTTGATGGTGATGGCGATGGAGGCGGTGCTTTTGCCCAGGATGGACTCGGCGATAAGCGTGATGGTGCCGTTGAAATTCTGCGAGGGAGTGCCCGAGATCCGCCCGTCTTGACTGAGCCCCAGGCCTCGAGGAAGTGTGCCTTGAGCTGTCCACTTTGTTGCTGGGCGTGAGGCTTTGTTTACGAGGCCAATTTCAAAATCGGCTTTGGAGTCAGTTTTGGCTGAGAACTTCTGGCCTGCGGCGATAATCGGAGCGCCTTGAGCGACGACGAAGGTGACTTTGGCGGTGGCGGTATCCCATTTATTATGTGTGGTGACGGTGATCTGGAATGTGCCGGAGGCCTGAGCTATTCCTAAAAAGACGCCGTCCTTGAAGGTGATGCCTGTTGGCAATGAGGTGGTGGTCCATGTTTCCACCTTGGAGCGGCCAGAGGTGATGGTGGCGGTGGTGAAATTCACCGAGGCATCGAGGGCTAAGTCAACCTTTGCATCGATGGGCGCGATGATGGGCGCGCCGATGTCGATGGTGAGCGCTGCGCTGGCTGTGCCTCCGGCCCCTGTGGCTGTGAGGGTGGCAGAAAATCGGACGGGGTTGGTGAGGTTGCCGGTGATCTTTCCGGTGGGGGTCTCGAGGGCGAGTCCAGATGGGAGGGCGGGAGCGATGCTCCATGTGGTCGCCGGGCGGTTGGTCGTGTCTTGAGCTTGCAGGGTGGCATCGAAGTCTTTGCCAGCGGCGCCGTAAAACTCTTGAGCCGACACAATCGGGACGCCTGGGGCGACGACGATGGAAATAGTGGCCGACCCTTTGGCTACGGAGTTCTGCGCGTAGGCAGATACAGAGCTTGTGCCGACCGCTTGAGGTGTTCCAAATAAACGGCCTGTCGTGGGGTCTAGGGAGAGGCCTGCTGGCAGTGCCCCGGTAACTCCCCAAAACGAAACCGGCATCGAGGCGGGCTCGGTCGTGGTGAAGAAGGATTCGTGCTGGACGCCTAATTTGGCGTCAACCAGAGTCGTCGCTATGACCGGAGCCTCAGCTGAGGACTCCAAAGAAACGGTGTCGGTGTCGGTGCCTCCCGGCCCCGTGGCTGTGACGGTAAATGTGAATTGGCCTGAGGCGGGAGGTGTGCCATGGACTCGACCGTCTGTTTCCAATGTTGCCCATGCGGGAATGTCGGACGATGTCCATGCGGAAATCGGTCGGTCGGACTCGTCGGCTCCTTGTAGCTGGGCGGAAAAGACATCGCCTTGAACTATGGATAATTTCTGCCCGGGAATGATCTCAGGAGATCCAAAAGCGATGGTGAAGGCGACAGATTCCACGGATTCGCCTTCGACTGATTGGGCGGAGATATTTACGGTGATCGTGCCTTTAGTTGTCGGAATGCCGGTGATGGTCCCGGTGGCAGTGTTGATGGCTAATCCTGCGGGGAGGCCGCCAGAGCCCCACATTGTCGCAGGCCGAGATGCTGCTTCGAGGGCTGGTGTCACGCTGAATGCCTCGCCCACTTTGCCGGTGAAAGTTTGGCCAGCGGTGATGATGGGCGCGCCTTTGCCAAGTACGAGGCTAAACTCTGCAACGGAGCTTGTGCCACCGGGCCCTGTGGCAGTGAGCGATATGGGGAAAGTGCCCGAGGTTGTCGGTATGCCAGTGACCTCTCCGGTCGCGGAGTTGAGAGTCGCCCATGGTGGCAGGGAGACAGTTGCCCAAGATGTGACGGGGCGATTACCTGTATCGCTCGCTGTGTATTTTTTTGAAAAAGGCACACCGACTCTACCAGTGAATGTCTGCCCAGCGGGGATGCTCGGCACTCCAGCGGCAATGGTGAATGTGACGGGAGTGACGGCACTTGTGCCGGCGAAGCCGGAAACGACAAAGTTTGCGGTGATCGTGCCTTTAGTTGTAGGCGTGCCGGTGATGGTCCCGCTTGGGGCATTAAATACAAGCCCTACGGGGAGGCCTGTAATGGCCCATGACCTCGCTGGTCGATCCAGCTGATCTTCCAGAGTCGGGAGCGGCGAAGTGAACGCCTCCCCAACCTTGCCAGTGAAAGTCTGGCCTGCGAGGATAATGGGAGCGCCTAATCCAATCCCGATTATCGCTGTAGTCGCCGCGCTTGTGCCACCGGACCCGGTTGCAGTGAGTGTGATTGTCGTACTCGCGATATCCTGAGGCGTGCCTGTGATTGCTCCCGTAGTTGCATTCAGCGTTGCCCAACTCGGCAAGCCCGTGGCCGACCAATTTGTCACAGGGCGGTTGGTGACGTCCGTCAGCAAAGGCGTGGCGCTAAAAGCCTCGCCCACTTTGCTTGGGAATGTCTGGCCAGCGGTGATGATGGGCGCACCAGCGGAAATGGTAAAGGTGACGGGAGTCACGGCGCTTGTGCCGCCAGCTCCGGTTGCGGAGACGTTGATTGTAGCATTTCCGAAGCGAGCTGTGCCGGTGATCTCGCCGGTGGCCGTATTGAGAGTCGCCCATGGTGGCAGGTTGCTTGCGCTCCACGAAGTCGGCGTGCGGTCGGCGGCGTCTGTCAGTGCTGGGGTGGCGCTGAAAATATCGCCTGTTTTGCCAGTGAAGATCTGGCCAGGTGTAATGATCGGCGCTCCAACTGCAACCGAGATTATTACTGCCGCCTCGCTAGTTCCCCCGGACCCGGTGGCTGTAAGCGTAATCGTGGTGGTGCTGCTATCTTGCGGGGTGCCGGTGATGGCTCCCGTAGAGGCGTTCAACGTCGCCCAGCTCGGCAACCCTGTTGCCGACCAAGTTGTCACAGGGCGGTTGGTCACGTCGGAAAGTGCGGGCATTGCCGAAAACGCGGTGCCTACTCTACCAGTGAAAGTCTGGCCAGCGGGGATGCTCGGCACTCCAGCGGCAATAGTGAAGGTGACGGGAGTGCTTGAGCTTGTGCCGCCCGGGCCTTTGGCTGAGACGTTGATTGTAGAAGAGCCCGTCTTTGTTGGCGTGCCGGTGATCTCGCCCGAGAAGGTGCTGATGGAAAAGCCGAGTGGGAGCCCATACGCCTGCCAGCTATCGACGGGGCGGTTTTCCGCATCGGTCAGTGCTGGGGTGGCGGAAAAGGGCACGCCGACTTTTGCGGGGAAACTTTGGCCGGGACTAACCACGGGTATGCCGGAGGAGATCGACCAATTCAAATCGACGGGCGCACTCGTCCCGCCGGGGCCGGTGGCGGTAAGATGAGAAATGAGTGACGTGACTTGCTGGGCGCTTCCCGAAATATTCCCTGTTGCAGAATTAAGCGAGAGCCCCAGCGGGAGTTGATCGACGGCAAAAGAAGTGGCTGGCCTGTCGGGCGATGGGTCGAGAAATGCCGAGCCGTATTCTGAAAAGGTTTGCCCGACTTTTAAAGTGTAGCTTTTTTTGTAAAGAAGAGGCTTTTGAACTGCGACGATAATGCTGACGGTGACCGGGTCAGAGTCTCCACCGGGGCCCGTGGCAATGAGCGCAAATGTAAATGTGCCATGGGTGGCGGGTTTGCCGACAATGCCATAAGTCGCCACGGAGCAACCTGCGGGGATTGAGCCTGATGAAAGGCGAAGCGAATCCCATGGCCTCTGCGTCGGATTATCCAACTCTGGAATAAAAAGCACATCCTTGCCCAAGGCAACCGTCAAAGTCTGGTTGGGACGGATGATGGGCTTAAGGTATTGCGAGGAGATCGTGAGCGATACATCTTCGGTGTCCGTGCCGCCCGGGCCCGTGACCGTGAGCGAAATGGTTGTGATGCCGCTATCCTGCGGGGTGCCAGTAATGACTCCAGTGGTCGCATTAATAATTGCCCAGCTTGGAAGGCCTGTTGCTGACCAGTTTGTTGCGGGGCGGTTCGCGGCATTTGTGAGAAGAGGTGTCTTGCTGAATGCCGTGCCCACTTTGCCAGTGAAGTTTTGCCCGGCGGTGATAAGTGGCTCGCCTGCGGAAATGGTAAAAGCCACCGAGGACCCTATACCTACACCACCGGGGCCCGTGGCAGAAACTGAGGCCGATGCCTTTTGTATGAGGTTCGGGACTCCTGAGACAACCCTTGTGTCTTGGTTGATGCCCAGCCCGGCAGGCAACCATGTGAGTTGCAGATTCGTTGCCGGACGGTCGATTGGGTCTGTAAGGGCGATGGTGGCGCTAAATGAAGTGCCCACCTTGCCAGTGAAGCTCTGGCCTGTTGTGACTATGGGCACCCCTAAAGCAATCGCCAAAATGACATCTTCGGTGTCCGTGCCGCCAGGGCCGGTGACCGTGAGCGTAATCGTGGTGGTGCCACTATCCTGCGGGGTGCCGGTGACTTTGCCGGTCGAGCCGTTAAGCGTTGCCCAGCTTGGAAGGCCGGTAGCCGACCAGCTGGTCACAGGGCGTTCGACGGCGTCGGTAATAGACGGGGTGGCGCTGAATGCAACGCCTACCTTGCCAGCTAAATTCTGGCCTGCGGTGATGATGGGCGGGGAATAGGCCGCTGCAATGGTGAAGGATACGGCGGTGGCTTCGCCCACGCCGCCGGGGCCGGTCGGTGTAATCGTTGCGGTCTTGTTCTCGCGGTTGAGTGGCGTGCCCGTGATCTCGCCGGTGGTGGCGGAGATGCTAAGGCCGAGAGGGAGGCCCGATGCTGACCAACTCGACACAGGGCGGTCGGCGATGTCTGAAAGCACGGGCGTGGCGCTGAATGCCACACCTCGGTCGCCGTTAAAGTTTTGAGACGCTTGAATCGAAGGCGCTCCCAAAGTGATCGAAATGGAAACTGATGCCGGTGAGCTTGTGCCTCCGGGGCCTGTGGCCACCAGAGTCACATTGAAGTTTCCGCGTAGGCTCGGTGCGCCAGAGATAGCTCCGGTGGCAGAGTCGATGGCAAGCCCGGGAGGGAGGCCGGTAGCCGACCAACCAGTGGCCGGGCGGTTCGCGGCATCCAGCAGGCTGAAAGTTTTGCTGAAAGCCGTGCCGAATTTGCCTGTGGAAGATTGGGCCCCTGGAATGTAAGGCGCTCCGGCCTCGACGATAAAAGTGGAATATTGGGATGGTGAAATCCGCCGCGATTGCGTCTCTGGCTCGCCATGGATTAAATACAAAATGGGCGAATACGTGCCTGCTTTTGTAGGGATGCCCGAGATGACCCCGGTGACGGCGTTAAAAGTTAAGCCAGGGGGCAGTCCATTCACCCCCCATTCCGAGGGGCCCCATTTTGCGTAGGTGATCTCCCCGCCCGTGGTTGTCTCAACCCACACATTCGGGCCGTAAGTGTAGCCGGTGCCTACGTCCCAAGTCAGGCCTCGGGCTGGGGCGTTGACGGGGTCAAGCACAACCAAATTGCCCGTGAAACTTTCATTGAATTTTGCGGAGAAAGACTGCGACGGAGCGACTTGGGGCAGTGTGTTTCGGACGTAAACACGGAAAGGGCCTTCGTTAAATGCAGTCCCGCTTGAGTCGACGCCCGAAAGCATTATATCAAAATTACCAACCGTGGTTGGGGTGCCCGTAAAAACCCAGACCTTTTTGGTCCCGCCGGTCGAGGTCCGGTAAATCAAAGAAACACCAGTAGGGAGGCCCGAGGCCGACCAACTCGCAGCAACAAAGTTGGCATCATTTGGGTAAATCGATTGAATTGTGGTTTGAAAAGAACCATCTACCAAAAAAGGTTGGCCTACGATTGTTGTGTCTTTGCGCGTGATGGTTTCGGTACTGGCGCCGCTTTGAAGTGTGAATAATGCCATAAAATTAAATTAGTGCGGCGACGGGGAGCTTGGGTTCGATTTTGCCGACGAGGGTTTTTATGTCGGAGACGAGGGTTTTGAGGTCAGAGAGGATGCCGCTCACGCCGCTCTTGGCGGAGACGTCGAGCTCGATGCCGCTCTTCAGATCGTCGCGGATGGAGGTGATAGCGTTCGCGCCGTCGAGGTTGATCTTTTGCTGCGCGCCGAGATTGGTGATGTCGGTCTGGACGAAGCCCACGGCGTTGCTGGCGGAGCTTCCATCGAGGGAAAGGTTGACGGGGGTGCCGAGGTTATTGAGGCCAGAGGCGAGGTTGCCGATGGTGGAGTCGGCACCTTCGCCATCAAGTGAAAGCGGGATAACGGTGCTAAGGCGGTTTTGCACAACTCCGAGCACTTCATTGGCGGCGCTGTCGCCTGACAAGGTGAGAGGGATCGCATTGGCAAAGTTGTCTTCTGCCGACTTCCGTGCGTCGGCAATGGATTCGTAGCCTTTTAAATTCAGCGGGATCGGATTTTTAAATCCGTCCGAGGCTGCTAGAGCTTGTTCAGCTATCGACTTAGCTGCGTCTAAATTGAGGGGCACTTGCTGAAAGGCATTGGTTGCATCTGTCCGCAAGGATTCCAGCCCGGCGGCAAAGACCTCGGGAGAAAATTTAATGTTAATTTCGATAGGCGAATTGGAGATGACTTTGATCTCTTGCCCGATCTCATAAATCATTTGCTTGGCGCTCTTCCCAGCGGTCTCGATGCCGAGCGCCTCCGCGAGTTGCGGGATATTGCGCGCCTCGTCTCCGACCGTTTTCATGTCTCCGCCCATGTCTCGGAGGTCTTGCCGAGCCTGGGTGAATAGCTTACCGAGATCCTTGTCAGTCATTTCTCGAACGGCCTTGGCCATGGCCGCTTGCGCGCCGTAGGTGCTTTGTTCGGCGGTGTAGGCGCTGCCTGCCACCTTAGCCCAAGATTTTTCGATATCTACGGAATTACTCGCCGCTTTTTTAACATGCTCGAGAGAGTTAAAGGCGGATGAGTTTACGGAGTCGAAATTGATCGCGGCGACTTGGGAATTATTGGCGGCATTGAAAATGTTGCTGGCGGTATTTGAACTACTCGATTCCGAACCTATAAAGTTTTCACGGGTCTCTTTGCCGCTGGCTTCGATGGCGTCCATCTCCTCATTCATCCGCTTGGTGGCCTCTTCTGCTCCGAAGAAATCTTCTTTAAATACTCTGGTCTTTGATGCTGTCTTATCAAATTCCTCAGTGACCTTGGCGGCGGCTTCTGCTGTCGCTCCCATGTTGGCAATCTGAGCCTCGCCGAGCTTGGTATTTGCGGCGTCGAGTACCTCAAACATCTTGTCGCCTGCGGCCTTGAAGCCCGGCAATTCGGAGATCGCTGCGGAAAATGTCATGAGCGACTCGGTGATATGTCGCCCGAATGTGAGAGCGGCATCAGTGAGCGCGCCACCGAGATAGGAGGTGATGGCTGAGGCTAAGTTGGTCTCCATGGACTTAACCAAAAAGTCAATGACCGTGGAGGACGTATTAAAAAACGCATTGCCAAAAGTCTTCACAGCAACCTCGAAGGAGGTGCCGTAGGCCTGTATGGTGGCGATGGGGTCATTAAATGCCCCAATGAGTCGGTCGGCCATGCGGACGATGATGTCCATGGTGGCCTGCCCCCATCCAGCCGCATCCACGCCACTGAGTGCGGAGGTGAATGCGTTGAGCGCGGGTAAGGCGCTTTCTAAAAATCCGGCGGCGAACTCGAGCACCTTGTTGTTGAGCGCGGCCATGTTATCGCCTACGCCGTCGAAGGCGGCGGCGGAGCGATCCATCACGCCAGGGAGTCCGCCGAGTTGATCCTTGGCTCCTTCGATCTCTCCGCTGAAATTTTGTAGGATGGGCAGAAGCTCTCCGCCGGATTTACCGAAGATCGACATTGCGGCTTCGGCGCGCTGCGCGGGATCTTGAATGGAAGAGATGCGCTGCGCGAATACCCCCATTTGCTCGGTGGGCGTCTTGCCGGAAAGCTCGCCCATGGTGATGCCGAGTCTGGACATGGCGTCGGATTGGGCGGCTCCGCCTTGGGCGGCGTCCACCATGAACTTTTGCATTTTGTTCATGGAGCTGCCGACGGCATCGGCGCTCACTCCGGTATTGGTGAAGGCGCGCTCGAGAATGAGGAGATTGCCAGCGCTCTCGCCGGTGCGGGAGGAGAGATCATTGAGCTTCCCGCCGAGGTCAATGGCTGCGCCGAATTGATCGACCACAGCGCGGGCGGCATCGGTGGCGAGCTCGACGGCTTTCATGCCGATTTTTACGGCGGCACCGGCTACGCCTGCGGCGATACCGATCTTGCCTAGGCCGAGGTTGCCCTTCTCGCCTGCGTCTTCGGCTTTGGCTCCCATGGCCTTGAGGTCGCCGCCGAGGGCGTCGATCTTCGGCGAGGTGCCAGCGGCTCCGGTGCCCATGGCTTGGAGTTTCTTCTCGAGGCCTTCGGTCTGAGCGATCTTCCGCATCGTCTGGTCGAGCTCTTTGAATGAGAGGTCGCCGCCTTTGATCTTGGTGTCCAGCCTTGCCAGTTCGGATTGAACGGTCTTGAGGGTGGCTTCTAATCCGGCGTCGGATGCGCCGATTTTGACTTCGAGGGTTTCGCTCATTTTGTGTAAAGACCGGGGTATCGTGCGGCTATGGTTTCGATGCTTTTAAAAACGCCGAGCTTGAGATTCTCACGGAAGAATTTCTCGCGTCCATTCATGGCCTTTCGGATGGCGTCGAAGACCGAGGGCGAGTAGGTGCGAGAGTTGCGGAGGACGATGGCAAAGTCCGAGCCGTTGGATTCCTCGGTGGCTTTGCCGTCGCCCGGATAGTCGCCGTTTTTAGTAGTGGCAGATTCGACGTAGCCTGGTGCGCTCACTGAGATGCCGATGCTTTGTGCAACCTGTATCCAGCTTTTCTTGGCAAGGCCACGAGAGGCTTTGCGGCGCTTGATGGAGGCGGCAATCTGAGCTTGCGCCATCGCCCACACGGCATCGGGCATCTTCCAAGACATTTTGTAAAGCTTGCCGTTAAGCTTCCGCCGTGGTGCCGCCTTGACGTTTTTTTCTATGAGTTGCACTTGTGCAGCGAGGGTGTTCCTAGAGGCGGCTTCGAGGATCTTGGCCGCTTCGCTGCGGACCACTTCCTTGTAAGTCACGCCTGCGGCCTTTGCGATCTCATCAAAAGCGCGCATAAGGCCGAGGTTGGCGACTGACATGGAAAGGGATTGGCTCATAGTTTAGCAAAGGCGGCTTCTATTTCGGCGTTGAAGTCAAAAAGCGCGGACGTGTTGTTGCGTTTCCATCGTTTGGTGATGCCGTGGGCGTAGGCTTCGGCGTGCAGGAGTTGCAGGCCTGCCGTGAATGGGATCTCCCACATGATTTCTCGGTAGCCCCAACCAGTGATCTTCGCGACTTGGTACACATAAGAGGCGAGCCAGTTGGGGCTGTTTAGTTTCCCGATTCGCCGGTGGTGTCGGAGGTGGATTCGGCGGAGTTGATTCGCTCGAACTCGGCTTTGACGGCCTCGGTAAGCTCGGTCTGTGCTTCGAGGGTCGTAAAGTTTTCAATGTGCCACTTACGAACGGCGCGGGCAAAGGCGGTGGGGTCATCGGCGATCTCGAGCACTTCGTCGAGTGGGACGCTATGAACGAACCCAAAGGCGGCGACGGTGAAGAAGTTGCCCTTCTTGCCCGTGTTGTTCGTTTGAACGATGTCAATGGTGCCGGGCACAAAGCGGCGGAGCTTGAAGTCTCCCACTTTGGTGGTGCCTTCGCGCATGCCTTGCAGGCGGAGGACTTCGTCGTCGGTTTCTAGTTCGTTGGTTTTTTGGTTTTTGTTTTTCATGAATTTCTGGCGAAGCGCGCCCGGTCTTCGGGCGTGGCGTTTTCGGAGATGGAAATGGTGCGGCCATTGCGCTCGATGAGGACTTGGCGCGGGGTGGACTTGATGACGCCAACGAGCTCGTCGCGGTTGGCTAGGGCGGCGCGCATGTAAGCCACGGGATGCTCGGGGTTCTTCTCGGCGAAGCTGTCGGCCTCGGTTGTCATCCACCGTGAAATCTGCTCGGCCTGCTCGCCGGTCTCGGGGTGTTGAGCGTGAAACCAAAAGACCGTGCTCTCTTGGCCGGATGGGCGAAGGACACGGGTGACGGGGGCGGTCTCGTTCTCAAACTGGAAGCCCATCGCTGTGAGGGCGGAGGCAACCTTGAGATTCTGCGTGCTAAAAAGTTGTATTATCTCGGACATTTTTTCTGGTGGGGCGCGGCCCCGGCGAGCGCATGGGGAGCGGGCGAGTGGCCCTGCTCCCCTAGTGCGCGGGGTTGGCGACCTAGTCGGTCATGGTCGCGGAGTAGTTCTTCGCGGTGAGGGAGAAGGACTCGAACTGCTCGGCGGCATACTTCGTGTCGACCTTCGTCACGATGGTCGTTCCACCGAGTGATCCGCCGGGGAGCGCAACTGTGAGAGCGCCTCCGACAGACTGGCTGAACGAGCCGGTCTTCATTCCCTCGATGCTGATGTCCTTGACGGGCTCGCCGACGGCTACGGCGACCACTGATCCCTGATCATCCTTAACTTCAGACAGGGATGCGGATTCAGAAATGTTGAAGGATTTAACGATGAGTCCCGAGATGTCGGGCGTGCCATAAGTGGCGGTGGAAACTGCTGCGGAGCGATAGATTGATGCGGCCATGGTGGTGATTGGTGGGTTGAGGTTTCACCAATTCGCCCGTGTCAAATTTCGATGACAGCGAGGCTCAGATCCGCTGTCGTAGTCCACCTTTCGGAGCCGATGGAATCGCCGAATGAATTGAGGTCGGCACCGGCGAGGATGAGGCCCGAGGGGAGGAAGGAGACGAGGCCTGCGATGCTGAGGAGGGAGGCTTTGACTGCACCGGAGATGCCTTGGTGCGCGGAGAGCGAATCTTCGATGACGGCGGGGGTCGAGACGATGAGCTGGGCGCGGACTTTGTAGTGCCGAAGCGCGAGAGTGTCGGTGTTTTCGCAGGATACGAAGACCACGGGCTGGTCGCCGGGGATGATCTCGGGACTTTGTCCGGTCAAGATAGTGAGGTCGGCAAGGTCGGGATCGGCAAGAAGCCAATCGCGGATGGCGAGTTCAAGGGCGGAGTTCATAATGACGAGCCGGGCGCGATGGTGGCGACGTATTCGCCGGGGGTGCTGATGACCTCTTTGAGGCTTTGGACGGTGTAGGATTTCCCGCCGATAAGGATCTGCTCGCCACGGCGCGGCGGGGTGCTCAGGGACGTTGCCAAAAAGCGACAAGAAAATTCTCCGCCCTGGCGAAGTCCGCCGGTCTCAAGATCGAGGCCGATGGCGATGGGTGAGAGCACGACGCGGATGGGCTGGCTGCGGAAGGTGGCCGTGTGCCCAAGGGCGGCGTTACGTAGCGCGGAGGCGGTGAGTTGGAATGATCGGATCGCGTCGGGCGACATACCCGTGGCGAGGTGTCAAAAAGAAAAGCCCGGCAGGGAAAGGCTCCTGCCGGGCTTTTTGCGGTGCGGGTGTCGGGGAATTACTTCTTCTTCTTGGGCGACTCTTCCATTTCTTCGACTTCAACAACGGCGCTGTGCTTTGAGGCGTGGCGCTTCAGAGTTTCGTTGAGTGATACGATGATGGTTTCGTCTGCGCTGAACTCACCGCCAACTTGTTTGGCTTTGAAGTCGGTGAGTTGCTCGGCGAGCGGGACGCTCGGCAGGTGCTTGACCTGCCAAGTGTCGCCGTTGCGTGCAAGTGTGATTCCAAGGCGCATGAGGATTAAGCGGAAACGATGCGCTTGAGGGCGGCGGCGTGGCCGAGGGCAAAGCCGTAGTTGACCTCGATGACTGATTTCTCGGTGTCTGTGTCGGGATCGCCCCATGAGCGATACTCGATGGTAAGGCCGGTCTCAGGATCGACTGCCACTTCGTATGCTGTGAGATTGTTGCGAACGCCGGGCGATGGGGCCACTGGCGAGAAGGCAACCAAGATTGCCTCGGGGAGAGCAACCATACCGACGAGGTTCTGCGAGTTGCCGGGGATGAGGTTGGTGCCGATAACGTCAAAGCCAGCGATCTGTGGGAGGCGTCCGTTTTGGATGGCGGATGCACTGCCGACTGCGGCGGCGTTTTTGATCGAAGCGTCTTTAAGGAGAGCGCCTTCATAAGCGTTGTCGAGGATCATGACGCGGCTGGACTTCGCCCATTTGGCTTGGTCGAGTGCGGTCTTCATTGTGATCAGATCGTCGCTGTCGAAGCTGGAAGCTGCGCCGGTGTGGATCGCTGCGCCGTAGTTGGAGAGCGTGACCACTCCGAGGATGTCGCGAAGGATGTCTTCGGCGAGCTTGCGGCCTTTCAAGAATCCGAGTTGCTCGGGATTGAAGTAAGGTTGGCGAGCGAGTTCGCTCGATGTGAAGGAGAGCGCTTGGTATTTGCGCTTGTTCACCGTGATCTCGCGGCTGTTGATCGCGTTCGAATCGGAGAACGAATACGTTCCGTTGAAGTCGCTCGTCGCGTCTGTGGCGAGAGGGAAGAAGGGAACGGCGATCTTGTCTGTGCCTTGCAGCGGGACGCTGTTGTAGACAGTCGAGAAAGAGTTGAGTGGGAGAAGGGCTTCACGGAGCGCAATGAGTGCGCTGTCGAGAACGACATTCAGTTTGAGTTCGGAGCTGATGGTGGTGGCCATGATGTGTTTTAGGTTGGGTGGGTTGGATTCGGGTTTTCGTGAATTATTGCGGTGTCAAATTTTTAGACGCGATTTCGAGCGCCTTGCGGTTGGCTCGGAAGATGCGGGTCTTCTCTGCGCCGGTGGCGTTTTTCCATTGGTCGTAGATGTTCGCGGCGTTTTCTGTTGGAGCTACAACTGGGACTTCGCGGGCTGCGGAAAGGCCGAGGCTGCGCTCGAGGCGAGCGAGGGCTTCGCGCTCCGTGTTGATCGCGTTGTGCAGGGTCTCGATTTTCGCACTGGCTTCTTTGAGGCAGGCAACGGCTTCGTCACGCTCGGCGATGACGGCGTTGTATTTTGCGAGGATGCTGTCTGCGCCTGCGATCTTAGCTTGTGGCTCTTCGACTGCGGGAGCTTCGGTGACTTCCTCGATAGCTGGGGCGATGACTTCTTGCGCTACGGGTTCGGTTTCCACGACGGGCGCGGGTTCGGTAGCTGGTTGCTCAACTGGAGCGGATTCGCTCACGACGGTTGCCTCTACTTCTGGAGCGGCGGGTGTTTCGATGTTGTCCATAGGTTTTGCTTTAGCGAAGGTGTCAAACCGAGCGCGGAGATTTTCGGGGGTGGCTGTTGCAGCTGCTGCGACCCCTTCTTCGATGGCGTCGGCAAATCCGAGGGCGACGGCGTCCACTGCGTCGAGCCATGTCTCGGCGTCCATCATGGCGGAAATATCGGTTTCGCTCATGCCGGTCTTTCGGACGTAGGCGTTGCGAAGATTGACCTTGAGCATGTCGAGGAGGTCGGCTTCTTTGCGAAGGTCTTCGCTTCCTCCCATGCTGACGGTCCAAGGATTATGGATCATCATGAGTGCGTTGTCGGCGATGTAGACCGGAGCGCCAGCCATGGCGATGACGGAGGCCATCGAGGCGGCGAGCGCGTCGATGTGGACGGTCACCCCTCCTTTGTGCCGGCGGAGAGCGTTGTAAATCGCGGTGCCCTCAACAACCGAACCCCCGGGCGAATTAATACGGAGGTGGAGGTGCTGACCGGCGAGCTTGCCGAGGTCTCCGAGGAATTGCTTTGAGCCTGCGCCAAAAGCACCGATTTCGTCATAAAGAGTGATCGTGGTTTCATTGTTGCCGGTGGATTCCATTGCATAAAATTTTGGAGTGGAGGTGGGTGTGGTCATGGTTGTGGGATTGGCGTGTTGGCTGCGTCTTGTGGCATCTGTGCCGCGATGCCTCGGCTAACGGAGTTCGGAAATACTTCGGAGATGTTAAGCCCGAGGGATTCGCATTTGGCTTTGCGGCGGAGGAACGTCTGGATGACATCTTCCTCTTCCTCTTCGGCGCGGAGGCCTTGCATGTTGTAAAAGCGAGTCGGCGAGATGTGGCCCTTGTCGAGTTGTTCGCTGTAGGCGCGAGCGTCGCGGCCGGAGTCCACCGTGATCTTGCGTGGGGCGAGCCATTCGTGGCGCCACCAATCATCACCAGGGTAATCCAATCGCCCGGCTTGGATCTCATGCCAGAGCCAATATTTGTAATAAGGGCGGCAGAACTGATCGATGACCATTTGCTGGAGTCGCTCTAGGAAATTCTGCGTGACCTCGAGCACAGCGCGTTGCTCGGTGCCTCCGAGTCCGACATTGACCAGCATGGCTTCGGGTGGAAGGCCGATGGCAAAGGCGACATCCGAGCGGAGCGCACGCATAACGGCTTCATAGGTCTGGCCGGGGATGTCGTTTTTAAAGGCTTCGAGCTTTTCGCCTGGCTTGAGGCGGGGCAGGAGGATGCCGTTCGGAAGGTCGCTTGTGGAGAGGTCGCCGACTTCGTTACTGGTAGATTTAAATCCTGAACCGAGTCCGATCTTGGCGACCTCGGAGGAGGTGACCATGTAGCCGATTTGAGATCCCGCTTTGTAGGCTCCCTTGACGAATCCGTTGATCTCGGAAATATCGCGAAGGTTTGCGCATGCGGAGTGGAGCCATGAAACGCCACGGGGTTGACCGTGCCGGCGGATGTGGCGGAAGTGTAGGACTTGATCGGCGAGGACGTCTTGGCCGTCGATGATGTAAGCGGAAGGCGCACCGAATGGGTCGAGGCGCACGCCGTCATGCGTAAACTCGTCTGTGTTTCCAAAGGAGTTAATGCCGCCGATGGCCTCGCCACCAATGAAGCGGACGCGGGATGCGTTCTGTTTTGTCGTGAGAAATTGGGCGAAAAAATCACCATCGATGGCGACTTGTCGAAGGATGAGACTTTGCGCGGTGTAAAAATTCACCTGTGCTCCGGCATCGAATGCCCATGCCTCAGCGCAGTTGCGGTCTTCAAAATACTGATCCACCTTTTTGTTCCACGCGAGATTCGAGGTTTTCGGCTGGACGACGATGCCGGTGCCGATGGCTCTTTGTGCTAGGTGCTCAACGATGTATGTCGCTTGAGGCGCGTTATTGTAGAGCCAGCGAGCGAGGCGCAGAATCTCCATGCGCGAGCTCGGGGTGAGTTCGCGCTTGGGGTCTGTGGTCGGCATCCATATGTAGCCGCGATTCAGCGAGGGTTGAGCAGCTTCAAATGCTGCGGCCTTAGCTTCCGGCTTGCGTGGGCGTCCTGCCCCTGGGCGTAAGCCACCGCGCTTTGATACTTTGATTTCGCTTTGATTTTTCGACACGCCCCAGCGGGCTTGTCAAACGCAGGTGCCGTATCGGCTGCGGTCTGCTATATCAAAAAGCTGACGGCCATTCGGCCCCTCTTTTAAAATCTCTTCGACGGCTTGGAGTAGAAGCCATTTGGGAAAGGAGATCGTGCCGGCGGTTCCTGTGCCGTCTGCTGAAAGCGAGGTGATGACGACTTCCTCTGTTGCGCTGGCGAAGGTTGCAAGCGCGAGGGCTTCAAGCTCCACCGTGGTCTTGGTGCGGCGGAGGAAGGCCTTAACGCCTGTCATTTTGTCGAGGTCGGACATGACCTCGGTGGGATGTCAAAAAGAAAAACCCGCAGTGGTGCGCTTCGTGGAGAGGCGTGGCGGGTGTTGTTGGCTTTGCGGGCGAGTCAAAAATCAGTTTTTTAAAACATGCCAGGCGATGTGGCAGAGCTTGAGCGCGTCCATGTAGTGATCCTGTGCGACGCTTTTCCATACCAACTCGGTTCCGCTGGCGGTCTTGCGCGGGACGAGGCGCTGGCCTCCGAGGCCTCGGAAGAGTTCGTTGGTGGAATCCGCCGGCAACTTGAGCGGCGGGTGAGCGTTGCGGATGCGGTCGCTGAATAGCTCGGTTTTTATGGCGTGGTCAACGTAGGTGTACAAGACGACGCCGGGGAAGTCGGGAAGGACGGTGCGTGAAATCTTCGATCCGAATGTGGCACCGGACCCCTTGCCTGCGTGCCAGAATCCGCCGGACGATTGGCAGGCGGTGTAGACTCGGAAGGTGGCGAAGCCGGAATCCATAAGCCCACACTCGGGGGAGACCTCGGCACCGGATGGCGTGCGGTAGCTGCGGCGCGGTGAGTCTTCGAGGAGATCCTCGATGGCGAGCGTTGTCCCGTAGTCGAGGACGTAGGATGCGCCGACGGCATCGAAGGCGACGGTGACCCAGTGCTGTTTGTCTTGGCCGATGTCCGCGCAAGTGACGACGTGCGAGGGCTCGATAGGGCACGTCCCGCGTTGATAGTCTCCGCGAAGGGCGAGGATGTTGGTCTCGCCGATGCTGGTCTCGATTTGTTCCCACGGCATGGCCATGGTCGAGTTGGTGAAATCTTGGAGGCCGTTGATCGTTCCCTTGTCGCGCAAGAATTTGATGGCGAGGGCGCCGAATGTGCAGGATCGCCAGGGGGCGTAGAGGCTGTTTAGGTGGAATGATCGGAATCCACGCTGGGCGGCGGGGTTGGTGGATTGCCATTTACCCTCGGCGAGCATTTCCATTTTCTGGCCGTCGTTGATTTTTGCGCTGCACCGCTGGCATAGGTAATGCGCGGACTCTTCGACGCGGGCCATGTTCCATTTCCCTTCTTCCTTGGCGGTGGCGTCCCACTTGACTTGCTCCCAGAGGAGCTCGATGCGCTCGTGGCAATGCGGACACTCGAGCATGAATTTTTCCTGTGTACCTTTGAGATATTCCTGCCAGATCGCGCCGTCGGGCGTGGTGGGTGTAGAGGTCTTGACTCTGAGCGCACCCACGAATGACTTCGTGCGGTTCTCGGCGAGGAAAAGGGCGGAGGTTTCGGAGTCGGTTTCCCTGGCGAACTTGTCAACTTCATCCATTAAGAGGAGGCCGGCGGGACGGCTGGCGAGATTCGCGGGGGAGTTGGAACCGACGAAGACGAGCGAGCACCGGCTGAAATGCTGCTCAAGGTTTTTGAATTTGTGGCGGTCGCTGGGGATTTGATCGCGGAGCGTGGCGCTGTCCTCAAATAGCGGAAGCCAGCGTGTCTCGGAGAAGGATCGGGCGAGGCCTTCGGTGGGCATGACCCACACGACCGGCTGCGGTTTGTTGACAATCCGCCATGCCGTGCCTGCTTGGACCATCGTGGTCTTGCCGGTCTGCGTTCCGAATACAAGCACAAGGTCGGAGACGTCTACATCGCCGAAGCACTCAAGCGGATCGCGGAGGTAGGGCGTCATGTTGCAAGAAAACGCGCCCGGCATCTGGGTTTGCCTTTCTGACAAGATCACTTCGTCTTCGCTCCATTCGACAACGGATCGGCGATCAATCGGCGCGTAGATCGAGCGGAGGTGTTCTCGGAGGGCTTCGGCGGCGGGGGTCATATAGCCTGGCGGATGAGGGCGGTGAGTTTGTCGATCCAATCGCCGATGGTTTTTTCGATGGATTTTTGAGGTTGGCCGTGGAGCCGGGGGGCGAGGGTCTTGGCGGCGACCTCGAGGGTTTGGCGCACGGCGATGTGCGGACGTCCCGTAATGTCCCGAGCTTCGTCGAAAAATAAGAGAATGCCTTCGTCGCGTTGCCATTCTTTGAAGTCGCGCTCGGCTTTGTGGCGGTTGTTCCGGCTGGCGATGTAGACGGCGTTGGCTTTGCGGATATCTTCGATGCTGCCGCCGTTGCGTTTGCAAACAACGAGTTCGTTGTAGCCCACTTTCTCAGCGAGCCGGGCGCGGCGGAGGGATTGGCGGGGCGTGTTGTCTTCGTCCTCGGGCTCGGGGTCGCTATGGCGAGGCGGTGGGACGGCGTCAATCGGCGGGGGAGGAACTGGCAGAGGTTCGGCGACCTTTGAGACTCTCGGAGGTTCGGCGACCTTCGGTAGTTTCGGCGCTGGCGGTGGTTCGCCTCGCTGGCCTCGCTTGGCGCGGGGCGGGGCGTTGGTCTGCCTCCACGCTTGGGCGGCGTCCACCGAGTTGGTCGGCATCCCCTTCTTGACGAGGCGGCTGACG